ATATTTGTTCACTATTTAAGATTAATTTAATGGTTGGTTTTTTTGTATATGGATTTGTTTCAATTCCAGTTAATAGTTTAACATTATTAAATCCAATATTTAAATTGGATACTTTTCCATTACTATTTATATTTATAAAATGATTATTTCCTTTTCGTGTACAATATATATTAAGGAAATTATCCGAAAAATTTATAGACATTATAATTTTAAGTATTATATTTTTATATACATTTTAACGAATTTATAATAATATTAGTGTATGGACTTTAATTTATTCAATTAATTGAATTAATTCAATTTAGTAATTTAACCAATTGTTTTTTTTATGTATTTTTTAAATGATAGGAGAACTTACAAATAATTTAATTGATACTATAATTTTTGAAATTAAAAAAAAAGATACTAAAGAAAAAATTAATAAAGAAATACTTGATCCAATTATACAAAAGATAACAGATAAACTTTATCCATATATTATTGCAACTATACTTATATTTATTCTTATTATATTAATAATGTTCTTTATACTAATGAATATCTGGAAGTTAGGATATACTGATTGAGATTATTCTATTTGTCCGATGATTTGTCCGATGATTTATCAGATTTGCTATTTTCACTTGTGCAATCATCTTCATCTTCATTTAATTCATCATTTTCTTCTCCGTCTTCTTCGTCGTCGTCGTTTTCTTCTTCGTCTTCATCTTCGTCTTCATCTTCGTCTTCATCTTCTTCGTCTTCGTCATAACTTTCTTCTGCATAATGTTCTTTATCATCAAGATGTTTTTTTAATCGTTCTAATTTTTTATATTTCTTATCACAATCTTCATATCTACAATGGTAGATTTTATCATCTTTATCAAAATGATGTAATTCATAATCGTATTCATAATCTTCGTCATCGTCATCGTCATCACTCTTTGGGGATAGACTTTTTTCACTTTCCACACTTGTTTCTGTTTCTTTAACTTGCATTGCATTCAATTCAAATTTAGGACCTAACATATCAATCTCAGGGTCCGTTAGTATTATTTTATAAGCATTTTTATCATAACTACTATTTATTTTAAATTTTTTTATTGATTTAACTTTAGACAATTCATTCTTAACAGACGTCATACGTTCCATAAACCAATTTAAAAATAATTCTTTATTTACAACTTCAACAATCTTTTTATTTGTAATTGCTTCACTATAAACAGCGAGTCCATTATTTTCCAAGGCATTCTGTTGTTCAATATCAGAAATTGATAATGTTAGTTTCCATACCTCTTCGTGCATTTATGTTATTTTTATGTTACATTATTTTTTTATACCATTTATACTTTAGTTTTTAAAATATTTAAATTTTAAATTATTTACTTTTTTTCTATATAATTAACAAATGAATATAATTGTAACAGTTGTTATTTTAATATTGGTAGTTTTTTTAATATATACTTTAAAATCATCGGTAAATGATTCATTAATAAATATAGATAATACTACAAAATGTCATCCAATTAAAGATAATTTTGATTTTTGGTGTAAAAAAATGTTTGGTGGAAATTGGGGATTCTATGAAAAAATTAATGGAAGTTCATGTTCTGATGAACAAACTAAAGCAAGATGTAAAAAAAATTGGTCGGACGGTCATAATATAGGGAAAAAAACAACTGGTTGTTTAAAAGATAAAACAAGAGCGAAAAAAAAATGTAATAAATTATATGGTGATAATTCGGTATTAATTGATACCGATAAAGCAGATTGTCCAAATAAATACTTTAGAGGTAAATGTTCTTGATATTTTATAAATATTATACAAAGTAATTTTTAGACGCATTTGATATCTTACTGGTCGTAGTTGCATCATATTCGACGCCTAGTTGATTCATATTTACCCATAAATTTGACAATAAAACTGCATTATTTTTTGAAATATCGTCATTTATCATTTGTTTTGATATAAACCACGCTCTTCGTATCAATTGAATATATGTTTCATCTGGATTCCGATATACGGTAGTGCTGATTCCATTACGTTCTACTTCATATGATAAAGGTACTTTTTCCATTTATAAATTAAATTATAAGGTAAATTCAATTTTAAATAATTTTTATTTAAAATTTTATTAGTTTAAATACGTATATTTTTAAAAGTAAATATAACAAATATGCTAAAGAATAATGCTATAATGATAACATCATCAGTCATTGGTTTAACATTAATGGGGTTATGTTATATGTTATATCGAAAGACTGTTAATATTGAGCAAAATTTAATATCACATAAACATCAAATTGATGAGTTAACTCGTAATCTATCATCGAAAATTTCATGGATGAATAACAATATTCAACCCAATCATGTTTTTAACAACAATAACAATGCAAATATTTCAAACGAATATCCTAATATAGAAACAGATGATTATACCGATAGTGAAGGAGAATATTATGAAGAAGATATCAATGAAGAAAATGATAAAGAAAACACTGGTAAATCAATTAATAGTGGGAAAAATAATAACGTATTAAGTAACGACGATGAAAATAATAACGATGAAAATAATGACGAATTAAGTAATGATGAAAATAATGACGAATTAAGTAATGACGAAAATAATGACGAATTAAGTAATGACGAATTAAGTAATGACGAATTAAGTAATGATGAAAATAATGACGAATTAAGTAATGACGATGAAAATAATGACGAATTAAGTAATGACAATAAAAGTAATGACAATAAAAGTAATGACGAATTAAGTAACGACGATGAAAGTAACGACGATGAAAGTAATGACGATGAAAGTAATGACGATGAAAGTAATGACGATGAAAGTAATGACGATGAAAGTAATGACGATGAAAGTAATACCGAATTAAATATCAAACAAAATACTGAGTTATTAAATCATGTTAATAGTCAAAATCAAGCTAGAAATAATAGTTTAGGGAGTAATCTTTCGAATTTAAATAATTCTCAACCAAATAATACAAATCAATTAAATCAATCAGTTATTTATACTCAATACAAGTTAAGAGACGTAAGAAAAGGTGATTTACAAAAAATATGTAAGGAATTGGGGGTACCTTCTGTAGGTAAAAGGGATGTTCTAATATCTAATATTCTTAATGTAAAATAAAAATATTATGATTAATTATAATGGAACAAAGAACTACAACAGATAATCATTTTATAGGTTGTCCAGCTAAAATGTCCGATGCTAGAATTTTTACCGATTATAGACCAAGTTGTATAGTAAATGAACTTATGCAAAAACAAAACTCGTCATTAAATAGTTATGACTATAGACAATATCTTATTAGAAATGGTACAAATCTTATGAAAATGAATAACGATTATATATCAAGCAAAAACACTTGTTCTGCTAGACCAGCACCATTACCGGATTTCAAAACTGTATGTAAATACGATAAGAGATGTGGTGAATGTGGATTATATAACAAATGTGGATTAGGTCAAAAAAATGAATCTAGATAAATAAATATATAAATAATATGAAATAATTTTACTATTTACTATTTGCTATTTGCTATTTGCTATAATATTATTTACTTTAATATTTTACTTTTTATTATTTACTTTTTTATATTTCTATATTACAAATGTCATATGGAAAAGTATTCAATGGAGAATCTTGTCAATGTGCTGTTATAAATGAAGGTAATGGTGATATAGTGATAAATGGTGTAACAAATTCTGGGAAAAAAATTGTATATTGGGCGGCAGCACCACCTACAAGAGGATATAGTTTTTCAGGAAGTTCTCTTCCATATCCAAATGCACAAACTGCTTACGACAATACTTGTAATAAAGGAGCAGTATATGTTAATGATGGTAAATTTTCATTTAAAATAAAACAACCAAATTCATATTATAATGAAAATTGGGAATTAGTAAAACCACACGTAAATATTAAGGTATGTAACGAAGATAATGAAGGTGACATTACCGTTATAAATGTTTCTGATGCTATACCATACAGAACATTAGATCATCCTACAACACGAACATCCGTTAATTTCTATAGTGACTATTCTCATATTGATAATAAAATTCCATGTATACGTGGTCAAAATCAAATGCTTTTATCATCAGCATATGGTTTAAGAAGAAACACATTTTGGGGTGATATGCCACCACACTAGACGTGACTTGACTTGACTAGAATTTAATTTATTTTACATATTTTTAATTTATTTTACATATTTTTAATTTATAAAATTGAATTTAAACATTATATTATATTATAATCAAATTTATGATTTTATCACGAATTCGTCCACATTCATTCTTTAGAAGAAATTCTATATTGAATATGAATAATATTACATTGATGCTAGATAAAGATAGTAATTTTAAAAATGAAAAAAGTAAATACACTAAAATGATGACTGAAACCGAAACCCAAGTCGAAACCAAAAACATAAATTCTAAAGTTAATCAAAATAAATCGGTTATTAATGACATTAATGACATTAATAATATATATGATGTCGAACTATTTGAAGTTCCAAAATCAGATGAATCAAATAAATCAGAAAAAAAAGAATATAATGATATATTTCTATTATAAATATTAAAATGTTATACACTTATTAATAATGTATTCTTGCGACACACTATACATAAACCATTTTTTTTAATCCATTCATCTGCACATTCTCTATGTGCAAATATTTTTGTATCTTTACAATCAATACAAGTTATAATACCACCTATTATAATTGTTGGTTTCATACATATTATACATTCATCAGTATTAACTAATTCCCATCTCTTACTATTTAAAAATGTAGAGTTATTATCTTCACTAAATTGTATTTTTGAATAACGAACGTCTTCATTATCATAAATATCATAATTTTTCCTTTTTTTTTCATTTTTTGTTGAAATGTTATTCTTTTGTGATTTTTGAGTAATTATTTTTCTATCAATACAACAGCAAATATCTCCAATGTCCATCTCGAATATAATTGATGTTCTATATAAATACTATATAAAATTTTAAGTATTTATTATCAAATGAGTACAGAACAAAGAAGTAAAAATAATGATACTATTTTTATGGATGCTTCAAATATTGCAAATAGTTTAAATACTGATAAAAACAGTATTCAAATTATAAAAAAAATTTTGGATGAAACTCCAATATTTACAGATATGATGACACCTACACAACATTTTATTGTATTAGCATCTCTTAATAATGTTTTAAAGAATAATATCAGTGGTTCAATAGTTGAACTTGGTTGTAATTGTGGGGGAACAAGTATACGAATAAGCAGATTAATAGATGCATATAATTCTTCTAAATCATATCACGTTTATGACACATTTATGGGATTACCTATGCCGAATTCTGAAAAAGATAATGGTATAAATCCGGATTATAAAAAAGGAAGTATGTACTGTCCTATATCAAGGTATGCGAATATTCTAGAACAATTAAATGTTAAAAAAATGCCGGTTATACATCAAGGATTATTTGCCGAAATAAATGTAGATGAATACCCGAATAAGATATGTTTTGCATTTTTTGATGGTGATATTTATGATAGTATAATAGATAGTTTTAAAGCAGTTTGGAATAAATTATCAATTGGTGGTCTAATTGTTATAGATGATTATAAATTTCCTACATTACCTGGTGTTGAAAGAGCATGTACCGATTATTTCAAAATAATAGATAATATGAAAAATGGTACCAGTTATCGAATATTATATTCTGAAAATTGTGAAATTGTAATAGAAAAAACATTGAAATTATAGAATAATTAAAACATAATAAAATATGCCAAATAACAAATTTATACTTAAAGTATAGATTTTAATTAATTAAACAAATAAATGAGTTCAGAACGTAGAATAACAAGAAGTATGATTAAAAATTTAGTTAATGAAGATGAGTTGGATACCAAAAAAGTATTACATATGAAATGTGATACCAAAAAAGTATTACATATGAAATGTGATACCAAAAAAGTATTGCGTGTGAAATGTAATACCGTATCAGATTCAGAATCTTGTTCAAATTCATCTTCTGATTCAGAATCAGAATCATATTCAAAAAATAATTTAGTAAGAGATTCAAAAAGAGATTATGCTGTAACATTTGATGAGAGTGAATCGGAAGAATTTACCGTTGTAGGTAAAGGAATTAATGCTGATTGTGATGCAATGAACAAAGCGGTAGAAACATATGATAGTTGGGTTCCTGAAAATAAACTACAATTACGTATGAAAGACACCATTGATAGAATAGAAAGAAAATATTGTAAAAAATCAAAGAAATAAAATGAAATGAAATAAAATAAAATGAAATGATTTAAATTAATTTTATATTTACTTTAAAACATAATGTAAATATTATTTATCATAATGAATTGGGCATTATATTGTATTATATTTATATATTGTTTTATCCTTGTATCACAAACAAATATGATGATAAATATTACCAATAAAGAAAATAATAATGGGAATAATAATGGGAATAATAATGGGAATAATGATGGGAATAATGATGGGAATAATGGGAATAATGATGAAATAATGTATAATTTAGCAATGAAAAACTGTAATATAAATAGTTGGAGTATTCACGGGTTATGGCCTGAATGGAGATATAAAACTGGTTGGCCCCAATACTGTAAAAATGTTACATTTTCTAAAAACGAATTAAGTTCTATAATCGATTCATTAAATATGAAATGGTATTCGTGTGAAGAGAGTAATTATAAATTTTGGATACACGAATGGTTTAAACACGGTTCATGTACCAATTTTAATGAATTAGAATATTTTCGTCAAGGTTTAAAATTATATGATTTTATAATTGGTTATGGTTTAGTCAATAAATGTGGAAATAGAAGTGGTGATAATTGTTATGCATATTTTGATAAAAACTTCCAATTTTTATCTATTAAATAATGTATACTCTTGTAGATTTAAATTAATAACATTGTATTCCGTGAGTTTGAACAATTGTACTATTATTACATATAATTTCCAAGATTCTGAGTGCATTTTCTGCATCTGGAAGAAGTCTTTCAACATCATTAAAAACATGTTCTAAATTCGTTAATGTTTCTTTACTTGTCGAAACAATTGATGCACTATATATACATATTGAAATAATCAATGCAAAATTTATACAAACGATTCCGCTAATAATATAAAATACTCTTTGATTCCATCGTGGACCTAACCCTGGAAGTTCATAATAATTACTTTCTGGAGAAACAAAATTATTTTTTTTACAACTATTTAATGTCATTGATGTTGTTTTGTTATTGTTATAACAAATCTTTAAATGTATTTATTATAATAACATTGATAATTTACTTAAATTTATCATTTATATGGAATAAACTTCAAACTGAATACTGTTTATAAAACAATATAAAGATTAAATCATAGAATTCATCATAATATAAAATGGATGATACCGATAAACAACACGTTAGTATTGTAATTTGTGGTCATGTTGATGCAGGTAAAAGTACCACAACTGGTCGTCTTATTTATGAGTTAGGTGGTATTTCTGAACGTGATATGGAAAAACTTAGAACAAAAGCTACAGAAATGGGTAAGGGTTCATTTGCTTTCGCTTTTTATATGGATACCCAAAAAGAAGAACAAGAACGTGGTGTAACTATTTCTTGCACTACCAAAGAATTCTTTACTGATAATTACCATTACACTATTATTGATGCCCCAGGTCATAGAGATTTTATTAAAAATATGATTACTGGTTCATCACAAGCTGATGTAGCATTACTTATGGTTCCATCAAACAGCGGTGGTTTTGAAACCTCGATTGCTAAGGGTGGTAAAGGTAGTAACGAAGTCCAAGGACAAACACGTCAACATGCGAGATTAATTAATCTTATTGGTGTTGAACAATTAATTGTTGGTATTAACAAGATGGATGATACTTCTGTAAATTATTCAGAAGACCGTTTTAATGAAATCAAAAAAGAGGTTCAAGGTATGCTTACTAAGGTTGGATGGAAAAAAGATATGATACAAAAGAAAGTAGCATTCTTACCAATATCCGGTTGGGAAGGTGATAATCTCCTCAAGAAGAGTGAAAAGATGAAATGGTGGAATGGTGTTGATGTTGAAACCATTGCAGGGGATACTGTACATATTAATACTCTTTTAGATGTTCTTAACAATGTTATAAGCGTACCAAAACGTCAATCTGATAAACCTTTCAGAATGCCTATTTCTGGCGTTCTTAACATTAAGGGTGTAGGTGATGTTCTTACTGGTAGAGTAGAACAAGGTGAAGTTGTACCAGGTAGTGAAGTTGTTTTCTTACCAACTCATACTGAATCGAATACTTGTGCAGGCAAAGTATTCAAGATTGAAATGCATCACAAAGAAGTTAAAACTGCTGGTTCTGGTGATAATGTAGGTATCAACATGAAGGGACTTGCTAAAACTAATATGCCGAGAATTGGTGATATTATGGTTCTTAAAAAGGATACCTCTCTTAAAAGTGCTAAAACATTTAGAGCTCAAATTGCTGTTTTAGATCACCCAGGACAACTTAAAATTGGATATACGCCTGTAGCATTTATTAGAACATCACGTTCTGCAGTAAGAATGACCCAAATTCACTGGAAATTAGGAAAGAGTACTGGTGGTCAAAAACTTGAAAACCCTCCATTCCTTGAAACTGGTGATATGGCCGAAGTTGAATTTGTTCCTTCACAACCATTTGTTGCTGAACCATTTAATATATGTCAAGGACTCGCACGTGTTGCTATTATGGAAGGACGTGGTGTTGTTATGCTTGGAAAAGTAATTGCTGTAAATAACTAAAATTATTGTAATTGTTAAATAAATGTAATAATTATTTCGTTAATTTTATTAAAATATTGTTTTATCTTTTATAAATGGATGAAACAATCGACTATTTATCAAATCCACCAAATGACATCACAATAATATATCTTGATAATCTTATAGATAATTCATCCGATATTAATGAGTTTAATAAAAAATCTAATAGAAAATTATTACGTGTTATGTTTTGGATGGGAGAAATATTAAAATATAATGGTGTTGATGAATTAATTATAAGAAAGAGATTACCTACATATGCATCATCGATTAAATTATCAACTAAACCTTGGGAATTTGCCAATAAAAAAATCGAGTATATTCTTTCAAATTACATTAAATGATTAATATTTAATACAAATTTATGATTAATATTTAATACAAATTTATGATTAATATTTTTAATACAAATTTATGATTAATATTTTTAATATTTAATACAAATTTATGATTAATTTGTAATAAAAATATATTATAAAAGTATAAATTACATATTTAAAATATGTACAAAACCAAATCTTATACTAAATGCTGTGATATACAAAATCTTTCCTTAATAAATCATACACCCAAATTTAAGTGTAAATCTTGTAATAAGATATTTTTTGGTTAAATTCATAGACCAAAAGTAGATTCATTACAATATGTAAAGTATAAGAAACCATCCTTATCACCATTAGATTCGTATAAAACACCAATATTTGCACTTGTTGAAGGAAGAGTATTATTATTTGTGAATAAAAATAATGCCTTTGTTGAATCAAGATGTAATCTTTTTCTAATTACATATAACATTTGTCCAACACTTAAATCACAAGGTACTAAATATTTTCTTTTATCTATTTGAGGAATGTTTTTTTCTCTGTGTGCTTTTTCAATTATAACTGGAACTCTATCTGGATATTTTTCTTTCATTTGTGCTGATTCATTCTTACGTTGCTCAAATGGAACCTTATCTTTGTATGTTTCAAATCCCATACTTATAATATACAATATATTTTTTATATAATTTTACTATATTAAAGATTATTAAATTAATTGATTTTTATTTTAATTTAATCAGATTTAATTAAAATGTTTTCTACAAACTGCCTTGTATGATTCACTACCTCCAACTAATTGTTGTCCCTTTTCATTTGTAATTCTTTTTGAAAATAATGCATCTGACATTACATTGTTATTTGAACATTCAAGACATATTGCCTTTAACTTTGTAATATTATCTGCAATTGATATTAAATCTGATATAGGTTTAAATGGTTTTCTTTCATAATCACCATCTAGTGCAGAAACTACTACTGATTTTCCTAATTTATCAACAATTATCTTACAAAAATCTACAATATCATCGAAAAATTGACCTTCCTCAATAAATATTATATCCGATTCGATTATTAAATCATTTTTAAGAAGAGGAATAAGATTTTTAACTCTAAAATTAGGTTCTATATTTTTACCATCGTGTGTTGTAATATCTTTACCATATCGATCATCAATTGAATTTGTTATAGAAACAACTTTTTTCCCACCCATTTGATATATTTTTATTTGTCTAATTAGTTCAGTAGATTTTCCAGAAAACATACAACCTAATATTAAATGGATCATCTCTTTCATTTAATAATTGTTGACTATTTTTATATCTAATTTAAAACATAAAATTAATTAATTTTATGTTTTTTGAACAAATTTATATTATTTTTAATTAGAATTATGTTATTAAACAACAAAATTATTAGCTATTACTGTATCTATAATATTTTGGATTATATCTCTTATAACATGTCTATCAATTTGATATTCACCTAAAATATTATTTATCTCATTCGTTAATTGATTGTAATTCGCATTTGGTTCTTGATTCGCATTCTGTGCTTGATTCGCATTCTGTGCTTGATTCGCATTCTGTGCTTGATTCGCATTCTGTGCTTGATTCGCATTCTGTGCTTGATTTTCATTCTGTGCTTGATTTTCATTCTCATTTATAAAATGAATAATATTTGCATTAATATGTACTCCTTCATAGTCCTCATCAGTGTCTTCATCGATGTCTTCATCGATATTCTCATCAGTGTCTTCATCGATGTTCTCATTGATATTCTCATATTGAACCGAACGGTTAATTTGTCTAACATTATGACTTTTATGTTTATCTTTGTGTTCTAAGGAATATATTGTATTGTATTCATAACCTTTATAAAAATAATTAATTATATCGTGTGTTTCATTATGACCTAAATTATTATATTCTATATTTTGTCTTACTACACTTCTAAAAAAATCTTCATCTTCATACCATTTATTCATCAATGTTTTTTCGATACATTCTTCACACGGTAACCATATCTTGTAAGATAATTTTTTTTTATAAAAAAAAGGAATTCGATAACCATATTTTCTCGATCCATGATTTACTATCAATATATTTTTAATACTGTCTATAATTTCTGTCTTTGACATATCATTACTGCTATCATTTATAGCTCTTTTAACTAAATAACGGCGATATACCGTTGTTAATCCTGTTAATGAAAATCCCATACTTTTATATATTCTTAAAGATGTCGGCATTTGTGTTGAAGAACAAGAAAAGTAATATATATCGATTAATTGTGCAATAGTAAATTTTATATTATTATATGGATTTTTTGGTCGCGAAGGTTGTGAAACCATATATGATGATGTTGTTAGATTATATCCAATTGATTTAACTAGATTACGTATATCAAAACACCAAACTGTTGATAAATTATCCATAATTTTAATAGAATATTTTTTGGGTATTTCTTCAATATAATTTCCCATTAAATTATACTCATTATTTGGTTTTAATCGATTCTTAATCGAACCTCTGATTTTAAATATAAATTTCATAATATTCATTTTAATCCTCATATTGTTTTCAAACGCTTTTATAAAAGCATCGTGTTGTAAATTATTAAAAAATCTATTGATTTCAATAGTTTTATATATATTAAATGCTTTTTGTGTATTCATTTTGGATGTATAGTCTAAAAGCATATTAACACAATTCTCTAAAACTTCTATCGGTAATATCACATTAAATTTAAATGTTGACGGTTCATATATATTATCAGATTGTGCACTTTTTATTTTGATATTTTCTTCACTTCCAAATACAAACAATTTTGGAAATTCAGGTTTTGTATCCATATAATTTTTATAGTTTTCCTTGTTAATTATAGGTCTTGATAAATTAATAAACATTAACTACTTTAATTATGATATATTACTTTTATATAAATTAATTAATTAATTAAATAAATAAATGAATGAATGTATTAATTCTAGTAATTTGTCACTATTACTTTGATATCACCTTTCATATAACTTTCAGATTTTAAAACATTGTCATTATTTTTCTTTTTCCTAAATCTATCAAAAAATGGATTCCGTTTCTTTTGTGGTTTAATATTTTCATTATTTCTATTTTCATTATTTCTATTTTCATTACTAATCATATTAGGTGCGTAGTTATAATTATTTAAATTATTTATATCTATGGTATCATTTCCATATGTGCTTTTATATTCTACTTTGTTATTTTCAGCACTTTCCCAAAATGAATATGGATTTGATTGTTTTGTAGTGTTTGGTTTTATTGCATTTTCGTTTGCATTTTCATTATGAACTGCACTATATTTATCTTGTGGCGTATTATATGTATCAATATTTGTATTTTGTTGATATGGATTATAACTAGGTAAAATATCATCAAGTGATATATTATTTTTAATTTCTTCTATTTTGTTTTTAACATTCTCATTTTTATCCTCACCATATTTAGTTACAAAATGATTTGATTTTGTTTGATTGTGGTAATTAGGGTGATTAGGGTGATTTGGGTGATTAGGGTGATTTGGTTGAACAAAATTATTTATGATTGGTTCTTGATTTTTTAGTTTATTCATTTCATTTTCTATTAATCCACTATTATATTTGGTGTTCATTGTTTTATCTTTATTCGAATATTGGGGTGAGTAAAAATATGTTGAATTATTTCGTGAAACTTTCTTTACCATTCTTTTAAGTTTATGTCGCGGTATATTATCCTTAATTGTTTTATAAATTATATTTATATTTGCCGATGCTTGAATAACAATATGTTTATTATCAACATTAATGATATGTGTATTAAATCCCTTTCCGGCATCAATGACTATCATTGTAGCATTAACAATATGACAAAATCTCTTTTTTAATTTAATTTTACTATAATTTTCAATAAACAATATAAATAATGCATTAACTTGTTCATAAATATTATTTCCTTTACGTAATGCTTCTATACGTAATATTTCCCATGGTATCCATATATATTCTGATGCAAATTTACCTAAAATTTTTGAATGTCTATTTGCACACGAATAATCTTTGATATTTTTTGTTGCTTCTTTATTAAATTTATCCATCCACCATAACCAATATACAGCACCTTCCATTATACATAAATTATTTCGTATCATTCCTCCTGGTTTACGTAAATGATTTGCGAATTCATTTGCAGCTACTCGCATTTCTGGTGGGTCTCCGACTTTCATTATATCATTGACTATATATTTGCAATCTGCTGATAATAATTTGCTCATTATAGATTCTGGTCTCAAATCAAGATTGCTTATTGATGCTGTAATCATATTATTTTTTTTATGTGACGTTAATACAGCAATAATTTCGGCTATATTATTTCTAAATTCTTGATTATTTATATAATTATCTTGATTACCACGCATTAATGACTTAATATGTTTTTTCTTTTTATAAATCCAACTTGGTAAATGTGAACAAGATATATTTATATTTTTACTCATATATAGTAAAAGACAATCAATCAGTTCGTTTGTCATTCTAGAGCATATTAATTCAGTTGACCAATAACAAGTATCTTCAATTAAGTTTGCACTTAATGACTTTTCTAATATCTTAAATATGTTTTTAACATTATAATTTGATACAGATGGTTCAAATCTTCCAGATTCATTTTTTTTACCAGGAATAATAAAATTCGATATATATATACAATATGCCGATGGAATCGTCATCTACATATTATAAGATAATTTTTTATTAAATTTTACTTATATAAATCTTACTTAGGTTATTTTGCCATACTCCTACTAACCCTATACCCCTTCATCATATCAGCAGTTTTAACACATTCCTTATTTTCTTCATCATACTTACACCCTTTTGATGCAAAACATCTTTTAGGTCCTTTTCCTTCACAAATACCCGATTTAAAGAAACCTTTAACTGTATTTTTTGTTCCTTTTCCAATTTTTCTAGCACCTTGTTTAATTTTGCTATATTTTATATCAGTCTTGGATCCCATACGAGACCAAAACCCAGGTCTCTCTGTTCCAGTTGATACATCACGACTTCTCCTATCTGCACCATAACCACCTACACCATAACCACCTGCACCATAACCTCCCATACCCATACCTCCCATACTTCCCATACTTCCCATACTCGAATCTACCATACCCGTTTCGAGTTCTTCACGGTTTACTCTGCTCATTGCTCTTAATCTGTCACGCTCTTCTTCATCTAATTGAGAATAACCATAATTGTTGAGGAAACCAGCAAATGTTAAATAACCTTGTTCTTTACCTAAATATTTAAGTCCTTTACCTACAAGATCACCTGCGATTGGTATCATTGATATCATAGAATACATTGAATTTAACCCTTGACCTCTTATTCCATAAATAAACATATTAATAAAATCGAACATCCATCCAAATGGTGGAATTATACCCAATGCATCAAATAATGTTCCTATACCATCTAAATATCTTGTTAATTTTCTATCACAAGCTTCTTTACCTGAAAACCCCCCAGCTCCAGATGGAGAGGCGGCCGCAACTGCGTCGGTCTGGTCACCACCACCTTTGTGTTTTCTTTTAATTAATGTGATAACAACATATTTACGCATTTTCTTTTGTTTTTCTAAAAATTTTACTGTATTAATTACTTTTTGTGTAAGTTGTACTAATTCAACTGCCTTTAATTTCTTGTTTTTACCTTTTAATAATAATGAACCATCAAATGTTTTTACTTTTAATAAATTATTAACCGCATCACATAATGTTGCTGAATATAAAACTGCGTTAAATACAGCATTAAACAATATATTCATATTCACAATAACATCTGTAATTTTAGTATGAGATGATTTGGTATTTAACGCAATATGTTTTATTATATTTGAATAGTTTTTATTAATATAAGTAACCATTTGTTGATGTTCATGTTCATTTTTAGAACGTGTTAAAGTTTTAGTTTTTCGATTTGACTTTACTGAACTAGATGTTTTAGATGTTTTAGATGATTTCGATGTTTTAGATGATTTCGATGATTTAGATAATTTAGATGATTTCGATGATTTATCTATTTTTGATAATTTATCAGATTTTTTCACCATACTAATTTTATGTTAGAAAATAATTATTGATATTTTTATAATAACTTTCTTCTGGAGTATCTTTCATAATTAACCTTGTTAAAATTATATCATTTCTATCTCCTATATTCAGTATTGATTTTTCATCTTTTATAGGATTATTACTATCTATATTAGGTTGCATAAATATTATATTTGTAATATTATCAAACATACTTCCATTAATTATTGAATAAGTAGTTATTAAAACTTTGACATCTGGGTTATTATTAAACTTTAATTTTTCCGTGATTTTTGATAACCAATTTCCAATTGTAACGGAACATATTCCATTACTATTAAGTATCTTAATAAGTTTTGAAATTATTTTTTGTGATTTTACACATATAATAACTTTACCAACTGAATTTTGTATTATATTTAATGTATGTAATATTCGTGTGCCAATTGGAACTAAATTATAATTACATAATACATAATAAATGTTTTCATTCTTTGACGCGATATTCTGTCTACAGATTGAACAATTATTATATTTATAATCAATCATTAATATTGTACATGATACGCAAAATATATGACCACATTTCAATAATATCATAAAATTATGAATATTATCACAACATATGGGACATACGGGACATACGGGACATATAGGACTATTTTTAATATTTTGATTTTTTTTCTTTATTTCTAATATTGAATTAGATAGAAAAATATTCTTCTTAATATTATTATCCAAAAAATCTATATAATTACTATCAATACGTCTTATATATTTTATAATGTCTATTTCTGATATATTATCGTTAATTTTATTGTTTTTTAACAAAATCGAATTATATAACTGTCTTTCTGTTTGATTAAACTGAAGAATAGATGTAGTATAATGAATATTTTTACTTGATATTTTTTTTGTATTTGCTCTAACACAATTATTTATAAAATTTCTTCTATTATCAATTCTATTTATCATTCCATCTATTGATAATATTGATAATGTATTAAAATATATATCATTATTTTCCAAACATAACATTGATGTTATACACCATCGCATTTTTGAATTCAATGATGATAAGTATTCAACTATCTCTTTATTAACAATTATTTCATTATAATTATCAAAAATTATGCAATCCCATTGAATGCTATTTAATTTATTTATAAAAATATCATCATAACTACATAATATAATATTTTTATGTTCTCGTACAATATCTGGATTCTCTACCAAAAAATCACTATAATTATTTATATTATGATTATTAGTACTTTCCTTATATGTAATATCTATACCATAATTTAATATTTCATCTTTCCAATTTTTATAATTATTTTTGTTACATAATATCAATGATTTGTATGTTGTATTAATTGTTAGTAATGACAAAAATGTCAATATCTTTCCATCTTCTATATTGTCGATAAATATACCTCCTTTACATATCCAATCCAAACCAATATCTTTATTTTTTTTCAAAAATTCGTTATCGCTTATTTTTATGATATTATTTAAATAAATATTTTCGATATCAAAATTTTGTATTTGGGAATATGAAGAATTAATTAACCAATATAAACTTTTTAACTGATTACTTTGAAGGGTAGAAATTATTTTATTTGATGATTTATATTCATTCATATCAATTGTTGTTTTAATATGAGGAATACTTCGATATTTTTTAATATATAAATCAGTTATAATTTTAGCAAAATTTATTATATGCTGTTCATCTGTCTTGATAAAAGTTTTATTTAAATCCTTAATATTATCACTAGATATATCTAAAAAAATTTGGAATTTATATCTATTATTTTTGACACTTCGTTTAAATCTAAAATATAGAAATTTTATTTTGTTGTAATCATCACATTGATGTATAAAATTCATTATTACTCGCAATTCATTTTTCATATTTGCATTTTGAATAATTGTATTTACTAATCCGCTTAGTATAATTTTCTTTTTGTTCCATAAAAGAATACAACTATTAGATGATATTAATTTAAAAAATGTAAATGATAACGAATATAACGGTGGTGCATTATTATATATACAAGAATATAACTTAATATAATTATCATCAACATTATACATTTAAATATATTTAACAAGTATTAAAATAAAGTTAAATATATCTTTATATAATTAAATAACTACTCGATAAGTTACCGCACTATTATATTGTGGGTCATATCGTGTAACTTTTATAACATCGCCAATATTCATACCATAAAACTCGGCAATTGGATCGGTATACATTAATTTGGGTAATCTTGTTTTAAATTCTTTAATGACATTACTATCATCCTTTGTTGTATACGATTTAACTAGTTCTTTAAGATCATGATCATTTACCATATCAAATTGGGGTTGTAACACGTGTTTTGTAATATTAAATAAAAGAGACATATAACTAAATACATCAACTCTAGTAATTTTACTGGATGGTGTATTATATTTTTCTTGTTCTCCCTTTAATGATGTTTTTAAAGTTCCTGTTTTTTGAGGTTTATCTTTTAAAACAACTATCAGTTGTCCATTAAATTTTTCTGGCAATAATGTGGATATTTTTGTCCTCTTTTCACTTCGTTTTGATTTAATAATAAAGACTATACATATTTGTTCATTTTTAGACGAATCGTTTGAATTAAAGGTATCAATCTTAAACATACTGGAAGATTTGTCAGATTCGCTAGATATTTTCACAATAAATTGTTCTCGTGTTAATTCGTTATTTACTCGAAAATTTCGTGCATCTGCCATTTCCAAAACTGTTTTATATGCAAGATATAGTCCATTTTTCTCTTTCATTGAAAGATTTCCAGAATCTTGGTCTGCCATTTTATTTAATTACTATATGAGTTTATATTAATTCAATTTTTAAATAATTTACTATAACATATTTTTAATATTGCCGAAATATTTTGGTTTAAAGCATTTAAATTATAATATGTTATAATATGAATAATTTAATAAATAATACATACAATTACATTAAGAATTATTCACTGGGAACTAATAAATGTAGTACAAAATCAAATATACTCGATCCAGTATCTACAGTTATTCGTATTTCATTACTTCATTATAAACCTAAAGGAACTAAAATAAGTATATGTAACAATTCTATCAAATATCAAGAACCTAGTTTTATTCAAGGGGCGATCAGATGGTTAAATGGAGATAATAGAAATGATATACATAATTTAAAATATCCATTTTCATTATTTGTGAAATGGTATTGCAATGAAATAAATGATATACATCAATTATCGGAGAAAGATATGAATTTTCTATTAGAAGTATGTAATGTAGGTCTTTATGCATTAAAAAATAATTATGAAAACAATGGTGATATAATATGCGACAGTTTACAACATTATTCAGATATATTATCAAGTAATGTATCGCTCAATAATCGTGAAGAAAATGAGATTTATTTAAATATTAAAGAAATGTGGTCTTTTAACGAAATCCATATAATTTGTAATCTTATGAGAGAAGTTGAATTATATAAGAGTGAAGAAACTCATTTTAATAGTTATATAGGAAGTATTGAAAAAATATTAATCGCAAAAGATAATCATATTCATAAATTTATAAATGATGTACTGTATACTTAATTTGAGGATGTACACCGATATTCTTTAATTATATATATTATTTATATACAAAATATAATGAAGTATAGTTTTCATTGTTTTTATTTTACGATACAATCATGGTTAGATTCCATAAAAAAAATTTTTGTTAAAAAAGAATTACCTGGTCCAGTTGTTGTTGATAATATTAATAACTATATAGACTTTACTGAATTAAGGAAAAATAAATATGTTAAAAAAGATAAAAACATAATTGGTAATTCAAATACAAACAAATTAATTGATTCAAAAGGTTTACAAAAAAGTTCAAATTCTTTATACTATTCTTGTACTGAATAAATTATAATTATCATTGTCATAATTTTATTACTATTTAAAAAATTGAATTTAAAATTATAATTATATTATAAGTTAAATGATTGTTCCTATAAGATGTTTTTCTTGTGGAAAATTAATTGCAAATAAATTTGAAAAATACACTGAAATTGTAAAGATTGAAAATATGATTAGTAAAATTCAAATCGAAGGAAGTGAAGGAAGTGAAGGAAGCGAAGGAAGTTCCATATCAAATTCGATAAAACAAATACGCAATAATAATTATGAAATAATAAGTGATGAATCAAAAAATGCCGAACTTGAAGGAATTATGAATTCTATTATAACAAAAATTATTGATACTGAGGGTTTATCTGATAGTGATGGTATAAATGATTCAAAAAAACGAGCATTGGATGCTGTAGGTCTTAGTAGATACTGTTGCAGAATGCAATTTCTTGGAACCAGAAATATTATTGATGTTGTTTCTACGGATAGGAAAAATATATAATGTGATTTTAAGGTGAATTAAAAATGAATGAACATAACATCTTTGAAAAAATATGCTTGAATTTAAAAGTTATATCTAAACTTAATGCAAATGAAAAAATAAAAGTTACACATAATGGAGGTATATTAATAGATCCAAGTCGTTCCTTCCAAGGATTTTTTCGTTATATTATGGGTGATTCGAGGAATAAAACAGTCTCTAAAATATGGGAAATATCAAATTATTCTGTTGAATTCTCACAATCATTATTAGATTCTGTTCACCTTAAGAAGATTAATCAAGAAAATACATCGGAATATCAAAGGGTTATTCATAATTTGGAAATAATTTCCAAAGAAATGACATCATCTCTTAAGGGTCTTAGTAATTTAACTACAACTTATCGTGAAGATGGATATATACGTTCTGAACTTGAAATAATTACTGATAAATTAACAAACCAAATAAATATAATAAATAATATGTTAAATACTATGTTAAATACAAAAAAATCAAATAATTTTAACAATGGTATGAGTAATGAAATTAGTAATGGAATGCGGAATGAAATTAGTAATGGAATGAGCAATGAAATAAATAATGGATTTAATAAAAATAATTTTAGTTTTGATTAAATATAATATGTTATTAACTGAAAATAAAATGAATTGCTATGTATAGATTATAAATGTTTTCTAATGACAATCGTTTAGTTCAATATAAAAATAACGAATATGATGACGATTATACTGATTATAATTTAGGTAATGACTTTGATATAAATAAACTTCATCAAATACAAGATAATAGAGAAAACAAGAGAAATTCTTTTTACCAAAAAATACTTCAAAAATGTTATAGTCGTATTGATTGGGTTTCACGATATCATAGTTTTTCGACATCGTGTTGTTATGAAATACCTGAATTTGTTCCTGGTATACCACCACACGATATGGATTTGTGTATAAAATATATATATAACTCTCTTTTAAGTAATGGGTTTAAGGTAAAATATGTTTCAAAAAATATATTATATATAAGTTGGAAGAAAAATGAATTAAGAAATTTCAAGACACAACAAAAAAATAAAGAAATTAATAAAAAATCTAATTCAGAAAAAAGAATGAATATGAATAGCATTAAGGGATTATATCGGGAAACAAGTGATTATAAACCAAGTGGTAATTTCATATATGGAAATATATGGAATAAAATAAAAAATAGAAATAAAAGTTTTGAGATGTAAAATTACTTTTGAATCAATTTAATCAATTTAATCAAATTTTTTTTTAAATGACAAATAACATTCTGCAATTAAGAGAATAAATATAACTACAAGTATCACTAAAATAATACCACGCATATTTTCCTTATTCATAATATTATTTGAATATTGTCTTTTTTTATGTTTTCTTTTAGATTTATTTCGACGTTTATGTTTTTCATCAGCAATTTTTATTAACAGTATAAACTCTTCCATACATTCATCACATTCCATAAGATGTTTTAGAATATTTCTAGCATCTTTACAACTAGTTCGTTCTAATTCTCTTTCATCATGATATATTTGAACTTCTTTACCGTGTGCGATATTATCAGATGGATATACTATAGGGGGGATTCCATCTGAATCTCTATTTGGTTCTGGAACATATTGCTCACCCCACGCCTCTGTTAATGAACTATAATTAGGCATATCTTACTTTTAAGAATAGAAAATTATATTAAAAGAAACATAATAAATTAATTAATTAATTTAATTTATTTAATTGATTCTATTATATTTTACAAAAAAAAGTTGTTTCAATATATAGATATGGATAATTTAGTAAATACACTCCAATGTGTTGTCAGTTCCCCATTTTTATTTATTCCTATAATGTTTTCAATAATATTAGCAATAATCCCAGTCGAATATATATATAAACCGCTCCCTTGGGCTCCAGAAATAATTGCACGTCTTGTATCAAATTCCACATTTCATATTTGTTTAATGATAATACTTATTATTTTGACTTGTGGTAACAATCCTAAGGCAGCAATTGGATTATACATAATTCATATTGCACTTCTTAATAAATTTAAGACAGTTTATAATGATAATGAATAAATGATTTTAATATTAATTCAATATGCAATAAATTTGTAAATATAAGGTACTTTATATTAAATATAATGTACTTTAAATTCAATTTTTTTTATTATATAAGAATATAAAGAAATGGTCAACGTTGTTGTTAGAAAACTTAATGCATTATTAGCACCAGTAAACAAAGTATTAAACAATGAATATGCAACCGCCATCGTTGCAGTATTTGTAACATTATACGCAAGTAGCGTAGCACCAAGACTTCCATCATATGTAAGTGACTTATTCGGAAACTTCTTCTTCAGACTTCTTATGCTCACCCTTATTGGTTTCATTGCAAACAAGAACCCAGCAATATCACTCCTTATGGCAACCGGTTTCCTTATTACCCTTATGATGCTCAACAGACAAGAATCCGAAGAAGGTTTCCTTGATGCTCTTGATTCATTCAGAAGTGAAAGATTTGTAGACCCAACCGAAGGACCAGCAGGACCAGAAGGACCAGCAGGACCAGCAGAAGGACCAGCAGGACCAGCAGAAGGACCAGTACAAGAAGAACCAGTAGAAGATCCAGTAGCAGCATGCAAAAGACAATGTGAACAACCAGCAGGACCAGTACAAGAAGAATCATTCGCTCCATGGTAAATAACAAAATAAATCAAATCTTATCGATTAAACATTTTGGTATAAACATTTTGGTATAAACATTTTGGTATAAACATTTTGGTATAATTAAAATATTTTAACTTTATTTATTTAATATTCACGAAGGAATTCCCTTCACGAATTATATTATTTATTTATTTCACCACAAATAATTGTTCATATATATTAGTATGCACTTATCAAATATTTATCAATATATAAATTTTTTAGATAACAATATGGCATTATCAACATTATGTATGGTATCACTTAATATTGGATTAAGACATCTTATTCAAGATATACCCAAATCTGCCGACGTTATACTTGGATTAAAACCTATGAGAATACTCGCTGGATTTTCGATATTTTATATGGCTACAAGAAACTTTAAATATTCTATTATAGGGACTTTATTATTTTTCATTTTTATCAAATTATTTTTAAATAATGAAAGTAAATTAAACATACTACCTAAAAATATGAATGATGCATCAAAAAAAGATATTGTAGGTGATGAATTAAATCTTGTTAAGGAAGGTCTTGAATCATTTAATACATTAAATGAATTTACAGAATATAAGGGAAAACTTAAAAATGTCAATACTATACTCTCAAAATTATCAAATGCATCTTCATTAAAGATAATAGTTTAAGATAAATTATAATTATGGGTTATAACTGTGTTAGATTATCGGATAAAAAACAATTATTCTAATTAGTATAATTGATTAAATATGGAAAATATCACAGTGAGTATTAACACTAATAAAATAAATACTAAAATTGCTAAAAATATGTCATTATATTTATCTCGAAATGATATAATTCAATCATTAAATAAAAATACCTCACTTTCAGTATTTAATATTGAAAAACAATTAAATGATAAATCAAATGAAAAATCCAATGAAAAATTAAATGAAAAATCAAATGCTAAATCAAATGAAAAATCAAATAATTTATCTAATAAATTATTTGGTATAAACTTATTTACGGATAATACAAATACGGATATTAAAAAACCAAAATGTAGTATATGTATAGAAAATTTTGAAGATGGTGATATAATACGAACTACAATATGTAGTCATTCATTTCATCAAAAATGTTCTGATAAATGGTTCGAATTTAAAATGACTTGTCCTAATTGTCGAAAAATGATAATATAAACACTGTTATACTGTTATACATCCATTTGATGCATTCATAACATTATTAGTATATTTTTTTAAATATCCACTTATGTTTTCTTTATTTTTTGTTTTACGATATTGTTCACTATTTATAGTATCAATATTAAAATTTTTAACTCTATTTCTCATTTCAATTTCATCTATTGATAAATGAATTATGCCTTGAATAGGACTTATATATATTTTATCTCCATTTTTAATAATTCCAATCTTTCCACCACACGCAGCTTCCGGAGTAACGTGACCTATAATCATACCATGAGAACCACCTGAAAATCGCCCATCTGTAACAAGAGCAACTTTTCCTAATAATCCATAACCAGCAAGTGCTGATGTTGGTCCCAACATTTCCGGCATACCAGGACCACCTACTGGACCTATATTTCTAATGATAATGACATTACCTTCTTTGATATTACCATCACTAAGTGAGTTCATCATTTCATTTTCTGATTCAAACACTATTGCGGTTCCTAAGAAGTCTTCATTGTTAAATTTATCATAATCTGATGATTTTTCGTCTATTTTATTGATATCAACCTTAGCAACCGCACCTTGTTCGGCAATATTTCCTTTAAGAATTTTAATATGTCCATCATAGCGTAATGGATTTGTAAATGGTCGTACAATACCATCATTTGTGGGGATTATAGGAGGATATTTACTTAAAACATCTCCCATTGATTCGCCGGAAATTGTCATACAATCGCCATTAAGGTGTCCTTTTTCAAGCATATAACTCATAAGACTCGGTGTTCCACCAATATCGTGTAAATCTTCCATAAGGTGAATTCCACTTGGTTTGAAATCACATATTACTGGTGTTTCTTTTGATATAGTCATAAAATCATCAATTGTAAATGAAATATCTGCAGTTCTTGCTATTGCTAATAGATGAAGAACTGCATTAGTAGAACCACCGACTGACATACATACACGAACGGCATTTAACAGTGACTCGCGTGTAATAATATCCATAGGTTTTATTTCTTTTTCAACCATATTTCCTATCATCTTGGCCGCGTTCTGTATCTCATTTTCTTTATCGATGGATGTTGCTGGATGTGATGAACTTCCTGGAAGAGTCATACCCATTGCTTCACACGCCATTGCCATAGTATTAGCGGTATACATACCACCACAAGCACCTGAACCAGGACAGCATTTTGTAAGCAAATCTTCTCTTTCATCACTTGTCATTTTCCCAGATATCATTTCGCCATAACTTTGAAAAGCACTTACAATATCGACCTTGTTTCCATTATGATTTCCTGAACGAATAGTACCACCATATACCATAAGCGATGGTCTGTTAACACGAATCATTCCCATAAGAAGTCCTGGAATATTTTTATCACAACCAGGTATCGATATACTTCCATCATACCAGTGTGCTCCCATTGCTGTTTCATATGAATCTGCAATCAATTCTCTCGATGGAAGCGAATATTTCATACCTTCGGTACCCATTGATATACCATCACTTACACCGACTGAATTAAATCTCATACCAATCATTCCGTTTTTTGTAACTTCATTTTTAATATTTAATTGCAAATCATATAGGTGTGAATTACATGGATTTCCATCATACCATACTGAACCAATTCCAATTTGTGCCTTTTTCATATCATTCTTTTTTAGACCAAGAGCATATAGCATTGCACGAGCAGCTCCCCTTGCATCACCAGAAGTAATTACTCTGGAAATTCGATTCATAAATTGCTTTTGATAATTATAGAATGATATTTTTAAATATTTAATATTAATTATTTAAAAATATTTATAATTGGATAAATTTATTTTTTATTACTTAATTTAGTTATAAATTTAATTTTGGATCATTGTAGCGAACAGAATTGATTATTTTTATTATAATTAAAATTATTACGTCTATATCTTAATCGCATTTGTCGCATTTCTTCTTGTATATTATTAACTTTGTCAATAAGTTCTTCATTTTGAGAATTTGACATAATTAGCATTTTCTCTAGGACATTATTTTCTTCCTTTTTGTTTTTATATTTATTATTTAATTCATCATTTTCATCTAATAATATTTGTAGTGTAGTTTCTTGTGGATTTGTTATATTTACCACATCATTTACAATATTATCTATCATTATAGATGAAATTTTCATACTAATTATTTTATTATAAATTTTTCGATACCATTTTTGTATTTTAATGGATGCAGTCTTTTTAATTAGATAATTAAATCTATTTATGTACATAATATATGTATACCATATCATATCGTATGATATTTTCTTTAGATTATTTTCATATAGTATCGTATATTCCTTAATTGGATGAATACATTTAATAAATCTTTTTATCTCTATTGATAAGTTATATTTCGTAATAAAAATATTTCTATTAATTATTATTTTTGTAATTCTTGATAAAGATGTTGACGCAATAATAATTTTACAGTAATTATCTCTATATTTTTTTCTTCGTGAATATGCACATATTAACGATGAATATTTCCCTATCATATTTGATTTTAATAGTTCAAGTTTTTCATATACATTTCTTTTCATAAATATTTTCGTTTTACCAATTTGATAATCTACTGAATCAATAATCTTGTCTTCATTTTCTTTATTTATTTTATTAAATAATGTTTTAATACTATTTGATTCATCTGATTTATTTGATTCATCTGATTTATTTGATTCATCTGATTTATTTGATTTATTTGATTCATCCTTATATAAAAACCAATATCTATCTTGAATCGATTCTGCAGACATATTAACCGGATATCCTGATTTAGCAACTCGTATTGCTTCCAATATACCACTATATTTAAGTTGCTCCAATACCCTTTTTCTATCAAAATAATTACTTACATTATCGTCATTGGATTTTATACACCTAATAAAATGAGGTCTTGTATTAGATATAATCTTTTGGAGGTCATTTAATTGTAGTTGAAATTGTTTTGATATTGTTCGCGTCATCTTTGTATCAATGAATTCTGTAAAATCGAAATTATTTACTATATTATTCTTACTTTTACTCAATATACTGCACGTCTTTTTGCTTACCCAATCGCGATTTTTATCTAAAAATCCATCAGATGTATATATTACATTACCAGCATAATGTTTAATAATAAAATCCAATTTTACCAATCCTTTTGGTTCTGTCATAAAATTATCATATTTTTCCATTTTCTTACATACATTTCGAAAAAAGTTACCATCTGAACCATTAGGAACGAGTGATTGTTCATCAAGTAAAGAAAATATACTACCTTTATCAGATATCATTGACAAACACGCAGAATTATCTTTATAAACGATATGCTTCCATTCGATATTTTCTTTTTGATACTCTTCTTGTTCCACTTTTATAGTAAAGTCTGTAAATAATTTCTGTAATACCTCGTTTGTGTAGTTTATACATATTTGTTCAAAACCATTCTCATCGAATACCTCAAAACCGAATATATCAAGAATCCCGACGAATTTTTGTTTATTACTTGTTATACCAATATTTGTATTATCTGTATTTATACAACTATTAATTGATTTGAGTATCCATCCAAATAATCCACTATATATGTTTTTAAGAAGAACATCACGTGCGTTTTCGCATTCTTTTTCTGTTAATGGGATTTTACATATATCACCACATGCTGATATTTCTCTTTCAGTCAATAAAGATTTTAAATTTTCACTTTCTATACCAAAAAGATCGGCACACAAATCAAAATTATCGATTTCTTTATTAGTATTTGGCGTTGTGTTATATGAACGATACATATTACCTAGATGGAGCAATCCAGCAAGTATTCGATTAATATTTGAAGATATATCAGTATTGCTTGTATTAGTATCTATAATTTTTAATGTTTTTAGTGCTTTAATGTAATTTTTATATTCTGAACTATCCGAAACACCATCTTTTCTTTTATAATTTACACTTCTTCCTCCCCTTAATATAATATAATCATCTGGATTTGATGTTAAATTATATTCAGATAATGTTTTTTGGTTTAGACCTGACAACATTTGATAAAATATATGGAAATTTCGTTCTCCGTCGTATTGTTTAATAACTCTTACTCGTTCAAGTAAATATGTTTTAATTACTGCTCCATATAATTTATTTTCATTAAAACACATTTGAATAAATTTTCCAAATCTACTCGAATTATCATTGCGTCGTGTCATAGCATTACCGAATGCTTCTAATATAGGATTTGATTCCAATATTTGTTTTTCGATACTATTTGTACTATTATTTGTTTGTATTGTATCTGCAATGTATTGCATTACAAATTTAGTAGTAACAGTTTTCCCTGCACCACTCTCACCACTAACAAGTATTGATTGATTGTCTTGATTTAGTCCTTTAACTGCATTTCGTGCTATTACATATACGTGTGGTTCTGATTTATTCTGAGAGGGTTGTGTTTTAGATACCTCCAAAGCAATATCTTTTCCGTAAATGTCAATTTCTTTAAATGGGTTTACTGCAATCAGAATAGGACCGGTATATGTGTATATTGAATCTGACATATACCTTTTATGAACTGTATTAAGTATGGATGGTTCATTGAGATGACTTAGATTTATAAGATCGGGTTTTTCATAATCATCGATATCTCTGTATTCCATACCTTCTTCAATTTCTGTTATTTCATCTTCAATCCATCCTAATTTGTTATCTTTTTTCCATATACAAATATTTTTGCTCCCCATTATATAAAATAAACAATTTTGTTTGGAATAACATTACAAAATTGTAAATAAATTTTAATAAATTTAAATAATTTTTAATAATTTTAATAAATTGTAAATAAATTGTTTAGAATTTTGTAAAAAACAATATAATAAAACTAATCTAAACAATATTTTGTTATAAGAATTAATATAGGTATACCATAATAATATATATTTTTACTAATTAATCCAACATTTTCTTTTTTATGCTTTCTAATAGTAACAAAACTTTTTTCTTCGTATAATGGAACTATTTTACCCATTGCACTTTTTATTCTTGGTTCTGTTGTAATTATATTTTCATGAATAAATTTCTCTTTTGATACAATTAATTTTTTCTTTTCAAAATCAAAACCAGCGACACCAATCGGATAATTAATTCCTTTTGCGATATAGAAATATCCGGAACGCCATGGGGTTGCTGATAATGTTCCTTCGGGAGAAATAACAATATGTTTTATTTTTTCATCTTTTAACATTTCTATAGTATTTTCGACAAAACCATTTCTAGTATCTTCTCTTCTTGTAGAAGGAATAAATCCGAATTTTTTTAATATCCAACCATAACTTTTGAATGGTTGGGGTTTCATCACAATCTTTATATTTCTTAATTTTTCATTATATCGATATAAAAAATATAACAATATTTCCCATTTAGATGTATGTGAGATACAACATACAACTGGTTCGTCTGTAATATTTCTTATATTTGTTTCCCACCCCATTATTATAAGTATTAATTTTCGTAAAGAAAACATGGAAATCAAATTGTCTATAATTTTAATAGATTATAATTATTCGAATTTTACATTTATATTAATTTTATCTTTAATTCATTAATTCTGTTAATGGTTCTGTATAAAAACCGACCATAATATCTTTTGATTTTTTTATATTATTATAATCTCTTTTTACTAAAAAATTATATAAAAATGTCCAACCACCATTTATATCTTTAAGAAATTCATTTATTGTTCCTATTTTATTAATTTCTATTGTTTCAACAGAATAAAGAAGTTCCTTTATTTTATTATGATGTTTACTAGTATCCTTGTTATGTTTTTGTACTAAAACAAGGTAAAGTAGACTATATAATTCATCAACTTCTGATGGTATATAAACATTTATATTTTCTATTTTTATCATCTTACGATTTTCTAACATTTCAAATTCCCAAACATCACTATAATAATTATCACCAACATAACGTACATCGATATTTACTCGATTGTTTCCAATAATTACATTATTTTGAATATAAAATCCATTATCATTTTCTCGCATATATTTTTTATTATTGCTTCTTGCTCCAACCAATGATTTAAACATATAATAATCATTAACCAATATATCTATATCTGAACCATCTTTAAAATTATTTATATCACTTATATCATTATAACTTCTTTGAACTAAATATTTTAGTTTATTATTGTTATTTAAAACGTCAAAAAATTCTTTGAAATCATTAAATTTTATTCTGTTAATACTTTGATTAAATACCGATAGACACAAATTTGCTTCTTCTATATTATAACTTGTATGAACTTTGTAATATGCTTTTTTAGACCCCCCCAATATGATTCGCAATACTTCTTTTATTTCTTGCATGTTTATATTTAATACTTGATTACACGCAGTTGCCTTACTATATTGGTATATTGGGTTTGTATCATTTAAGATAATCAAATAAAGATTATTATCTTTTACTCTATTATCTTTTTCATTAAAATATAATGATAATGCTAATTTTGTTTGCAATTTACTATCCAATTTAACTATTTCTTTTGATACTATTTTAATTGTATTTTTTATTGATTTAAGATACATATCTGTTTTATCTTTATCTTTAATATCCCATATAATCATTGTATGGATTTCATTTTGACGAAATCCATTACATAAATATAATTCTTCTTTATAACTCGATATTCTATATTGTAAATATTTGTCATAATATATTCTCTGTTCAGAAACATCATTAATTAAATTGATTAACAAAGAAAGTAAGTTATCATATTTATCTATATATAATTCGGTTATATTATAAAAAGGATAATTTTCTTTATTATTGGTCCATCCAAAATCAATTAATTTTATAATACCGTCATTTATTAAAAGATTACCAGGAAACATATCATTGTGATTTATATTATTATTCTTACATACATTTATAATTGTTTTCAACTGTTCTTTCCAATCTATTGGAATGGGAATTATATTTTTATAATTTATAGTCCATGGTGTTGTTTTTAAGTTTACATCAAAAGGATTTTCTCCACAATATTCCATATAAATTATATACAACTCAGTATCAATATAATATACTATTGGAAAATTTTTATATCCATTCAATATCGTTAGATACTTCGTTTCATTTTCAAATATATTTTTATAATTTCCAAAATATCCTATTCCACCCATTTTTTTAAATGATTTTTTTATTATTGGATTTGTTATATTATATTTGGTTTTCATAATTGTATTCGGTTGTATAATCTCTACTATTGCTGTTGATGAACTTGCTTTAAAAATACTAGATAAATTTCTAAAATCTGATTTTTCCATTTATACTATAATAATTTTGTCTTTAACCTTAATTTATAATATAATTCGTTATTTTGATTTAAAATTTAATTGGTATAATCATATATATTATAAATAATGGATAAAAAGACTATACTAATCAATATTTTAAATTCTGCAAATGATTATTTCGAAAAAGGTAATTATATATATGCAAAACAAATTTATGAATCATTATTAAATAAAATTAAAAATAAAAAAATATATTATAATTTAGGTATTTGTTTATATAATTTAAAAAAATATGATGAAGCAATTATTATATTTAAAAAAGTTATATTATTAGATCCTTCTTTTAAAGATACTTATAATAATATGGGTATTTGTTATAAAAATTTAAAACAATATGATAAAGCGATTGAACATTATAAAAAAGCTATAGATTTAGATAAAAATTTTGTTGAAGTATATTATAATTGGGGTATTTGTTTAGATAATTTAAAAAAATATGATGATGCCATTATATTATATAATAAAGTTGTACAATTACGTCCAACATATGTAAATGTGTATAATAATTTGGGTCAAATTTTATATAAATTAAACAAGTATAATGAAGCAATTAAAAATTATAATATAGCAATACAATTGAATCCAAATTTTTATATAACATACTATAACGTAGGATTATTAAATTTAAAAAAAAAAGACTTTATTAAAGGATTTGAATATAACGAGTATAGATTAATTATAGACTATATGAATATAATTACAACAGATTATACAATTTTGCCCCAGTTAGAATTATGGGATGGAAAAATAAAAATAAACAAATTACTTATTTGCTGTGAACATGGTATTGGGGATATATTTCAATTCATGAGATATATATTAGAACTATCTGATATACATCCTGAATTATATATAGATTTTATTGTACCATCAAAAATATATAATTTATTATATTTTTATAATAAAAATAAAATAAAAATTATTAAAAATATAAAATCTAATAATATTTCATTATATGACAAAAAATTATGGTTAATGTCTATACCGCATATCCTAAAAATAAATAAAATAACACCTTTTAATATAGAAAATTTATATATAAAAATAAATAATAATAAGGTTATTGAATGGAAAGAAAAATTTCAAAACTTTTTACAAAAAAAAGTTGCTATTTGTTGGAAAGGAAATGTAAATATGTTAAATATTGAAAAACATATACCATTAACATTATTTAATAAAATATCGAATTTAGATATTGATATTATATCATTACAAAAGGGTGATGGCGAAGAAGAATTAAATAATATAGATTTTAAAATTCATTCTTTTTGTATAGATAATAATAATTCCTTTGAAGATACAATTGCTATACTTAATAATATTGATTTAGTAATAACAGTAGATACATCTATAGTACATCTTGCTGGTTTATTAGGTGTTAAAACGTGGTTAATATTAGATTTTGTGTCAGATTGGAGATGGTTTCAAGATGAAAAAAAAACAGATTGGTATGAATCAGTGGAATTATTTAGAAATAAAACTATTGGCGATTGGACAGAAGTTTTAGAAGAAGTAGAAAATA